GGCTTCGGGCGTCATCGCCTCCTTCATCCATGCGTCATAGTCGATGTTATCTTTGCCAAGCACAGCACCAAGCGCATCGGGGGTTAGCAAACCACCGGCTAAATCGGCATCGGATGCAGACGAGTCGTCCGAGGTATCAATACTACCGTCGTCGTAACTACCCTCCCGATACATGGGATTGCCGTAATCATCGTCCCCGATGTATTCGTTGTAGTAAATAATTGCCATCTTGAGTCCTTAGCGTAGTAGTTTTAGCAGATCGTCCACCGTCATCTGCTCCGCCAGCAGGTCATCAAGGTGCCCGCCGGTAGCCATTTTAGTCTTATCCTTGGATTTCTTGGTATCTTTTTTGGTGTCTTTCTTGTCTGGATTTTCTTTCAATAGTTCTTCCAAAGTCGCAAACAGATCAAAGTCATCCATCGCACCCGCATAAATTGGGTCAGTTCTTTCACCCTGTGCGTTTAGCGGGGTAGTAGTAACGGTTTCAGTTGTAATTTTCTTGCATACCCCGTTAACCCGCTGGTATCCGGGTTGGCACATAGGTACGCACACCCCATCGACTTTTTCATATCCGGGTTGGCAAGTTACTGGTGGTGTAATTACCGTGTCTTTGACACACTTGCCGTCTTTACGGGTATATCCGGGCGGGCATTCTTTTTCTACTTTTTCGCAAGTACCAGTTTCTAGATTGCGGATGTAGCCTTCTTTGCAAACAGGCACGCATACACCGTCAACTTTTTCATACCCATCTTTGCACTCTTCATCATCGTCAGGTACGCATAGGCCAGTGGCTTCATCACGATGGAACCCGTCTGCGCAAGGAGTGTCATCTTCTTTATCGGCAACACAAGTTTTGCCATCAGGCCCAAGGTGAAACCCAGCCTCACACTTTACGGTTTCTACTTCATCAGGCACACACATACCCGTTTCCGGGTCTTGGTGTTCTCCAACTCCGCAAACTTCACCACCGCCTTCATCCCAGTCAGGATCGCAATCGCCCGTCTCAGGATTTAGTTTAGTTCCAACTGGGCAAGTATCTCGTTTGCCGGTGATGACTACGGCGTCTTTTTCATCAATACACATGCCGGTAGCGGAATCTAACACTTGCCCCGCGCCACAAACCTCACCTCCACCCTCGTCCCAATTAGGATCGCAGTCGCCCGTTTCGGGGTTGAGCGTAGTTCCAACTGGGCATGTCTCCCTACCACCAGTAACAACTACGGTGCCTTTATCGTTTACCTTAGTGGTAGTGTCCGTGGTATCCGTTGTAGTGTCTGTACCTTTATCGCCGGTTCCGGTGACAACCAACTCTTCTACATTGTCACCGCCGGGTATAACGTCCCCCGTATCCAAGCCAGTGGTATCAGTTATGTTGCCAGTTGCATCAAGGTCGCCTACGGAACTATTGAACAGCGCGGCATCCGCGTTAATACTATCAGAGCCTGTAAGGTCAGGGAAATTAAGCGTGCTACCGCCGTCACCTTGTACGGTAAACCCATTACCCGCATCAGACACTGTGTCGGACCCCAAGCTAGCTAATTGGGTGCCTTCAGTTGCAGCGCTGTTTGCATCGGCTAGGGTGTTAGTTATGTTAAGCGCAACGTTTTTGTCTGTGATTTTGTTGGACGCGTTCATTGCGTTGGTAAAGCCGTTTGCTGCGGCGTACATACCGGCAAAGTTGTTCTTTTCAAATGCGTCAATAAACCGTGCGGCAGCGGCGGCGGTTTGTACATCGGAACTGCCTGTTAATTGTCCAGCGGTTGTTAATGCCGCAGTCCAGTTTTCATTTTCAATATTGTTTATTATGCTTATTGCATTACCGGCATCTCGTAAAGAAATAGTGTCGGTCAACATGGTGCCGCCAATATTGCCAGCAAACGGGCTATTCATCACCGACGAGACGATGGCAAACGGGTCTTCGCTTTGTACCGCTTTAAGAATACGTGCGCCAGCAGCGGCTTCGGTAAATCCTGCCAAACCAGCCAAGGACGCAATACCACCCAAAACATCATTGTTCTCAATAGCAATAGCCGCATTAGCCGCAATAGCAAACGGCTGCAGGGGTGACGGAATAACAGCCGCCAACGAAAGAATTGGCCCCCAGTCAGCAATGTCACTGCTGGACGCGCCAGTTGTATAGAAGAACGGGTTACCTTTGTCGTCAAACTTAACTCGATAGGCGGTATTACCTTCCCCGGCGTAGGTTCCAGAAAACGCGTTATCAACTCCACCACGCTCGCCGTAGTCGTTTATAAGGCCCGTGCCGGTTGTTTTGTTACCAATAATTTTGGTAGTACCAATTGGCGCTGTGTAAGCGGTTTCAGCCGTACCCGCATCACCGCCTGAATATACAGTGCCCTGTGTAACTAATTTAGCGTCAACAGGATTGCCCTTGGAGTCTTTGTACCCTACGATACGCGCTTCCATAATAGGGCCGTTTTCATCGTACCCGCCTGTATTGACGTATTCATATACCGGTGTAACAGCTTCATCAACTTTTTTGTCAACCAAGCCAACTTGGTTAATATTTTTAATGCCGGACGCCAACAGATTTTCAGCCATTGCACGGGCATTGGCTTGCGGGGAACCAAAGCCTTCACCTTTCCACTGTGATGTCAGATTTTGATTAAGAATCTGGTTGACTAAAAAATCAACATCAGCGTTAGCTAAACTGTAATCTGTGCCACCAAAGCTTTTTGTGTATGTAGTTGGCGTAGTAGTGGTAGTGCCCGTTGTATCCGCGCCTGTAGTTCCGGCTGTACTATCGGTTAGCGTTGCCAGTAGGTCATCTTGCGTCGTATCCCCACCAGATAAAATTGTGTCTGTAAACGTTTGGGTATCTTGTTTAACAGGCGTATCCGCTTTGGGCGCTGTGTACGTGTTGTAGTAATCGGTTACTTGATTAGCACTAATATCATATCGGTTGGCAATCATGTCAGCCAGACCACCGTTAGCTGCTAAACCGCCAATACTTTTAACAGCATCGGCAACATCTTCGGGCGTAGCATCGGGGTTTTGTTCAAACCACCAATTAACTTGGTCTTGTGTTAATGCCATCTTTAAACCTTGATCTTTAGCCGGTTGTCGGCAGTGTCTCTGTACACTTCGCCCACACGCAGATTAGCCAAGTCAGCTTGTGTTGGCAAGGTATCAATGTTGATATTTAACTGCGCAATGTTGATTGGCTGAATAGCATTTAGACGTTGGAAGAACAAGTTCAACACGTTCAACATCTGGCCCATGTAGGCTGCATCATACTCTGGCGGCGGGGCGGGTAGGCGCGGGGGAGCCTCTTGCATAAAACTCATGAGTTGCCCCTTCTGCCGTCTTGTTTAAGGTCAATACGAGGTGCGCCCAACTGCCAAGTAGTACCGATTTGGGTGGACTCCATCTGAAATATTAACTGCCTGCCACGGACGCGGATGTATACCTGACCTGTAAATTCTTCTACGGGGGCGGTTGCAATACGCTGAATAGATGCGTTGCTTGTGCCTGCGGTTGAGCGTGGATCAGTTGCGCCTGAGCCTGAGTTCTCAAACGGTATCAACGTCATCGTGCATTGAGGCGTAGCGCCGGTAGAGCCACGGAATGTTAAGTCAGGCAGGACACGCCAGATAAACCCAAAGTTATGACCGTCGTCAATGTCAAACTCAGAAGAACCAATTAAAGCCGGAATGGCTGTAGTCGTGGCTGTAGAGTTGTCGTCCACACCAAGCTCATGATTGACCAAGTTATTGATGTACGTTGCTGCCAAAGGATAGTTGCGCAAGCCTGAATCAAGCCACGCAGAACGCTCCATAGAGCCGTAGTACCAGATGTCTTCTAGGTAGTTATACACAACGTACTTATCTACGGTATTGCTACCGGCAGAGCAATAGAACCACCACGCTTCGTTAAAGCCTTCGTTGGTTCCCGCAAACACTTGGGATGCCTGCGTCAAGTTAATGTCGCTAAAGATGTACTGACGGAGATCACAACGCAGAGTCTGTACACGACCATCGTATTTGTAGAACTTGTCTACGCCCATCCAATAAACCACGCCGGAAGCCAAACAGACTGCGTTCGGGCCGATGATGGAGACATTGTCGCCAAGTAGTTGAGAAGCCCAAACCACGGGTGGCCCCACGTACTGAAGCGAATAGATGGCAGAGTCCGTAAACACCACGATCTCTTGACGAGCTTGAATAGAAGTCACAATTTCAGAGCCGTGCGACAACTGTAAGCTACCCGCTTGATTTGTGGGGGCAGGAGTCCAAATGAGGATGCTTTCTTGATCCGACCAGCGAATCAACATGGGGTTCAGGCTAGAAGAACTGTAGTCATCACAGCCAAAACAGAACACAAAACGGCTTGCGTCTGATACAAATACAGACAGCACCACAGAAGGTACGTCTGCGTCTGCTCCCATAATGCTAGACACCAAAACTGCACGGGTGTTTAAACCGCTAGTCTGATCCCAATAGTACAAACCACCACCACGGGGATTAAGTAATAAATCCTCACCAAAGTTAGATTGGCTCCATAGACGCAGAGAAGATGTAGAAGACCCACCTGTACCCCAAAGGCCAGCGCCCCAAGCGCCAGCGCCCCAGCCTGTAAGTGGAACTGCGTATTCAGGGCCAACGTTAAGTTGATAGGCAGCCACAACAGAAGCCCCACCACCGGGGGAGCCTGCAATAGCCGTAGCGTTTGGTGTTACAGAAATTGTGATTGTGTATGAATTAGCATTAACTACAGTGACTTGGAATTCTTGATTAAGAACAGCCGCTGTAACGTTGGTTCCGCCACCGCCAATATCTACTGCTCCGCTAAATGTTACAAAGTCTCCCGTCACGCAGCCATGAGCCGTATCTGTAACCGTGACTGTGGTAGATGCCGTCAGCGCAAACGGGTTGTTATTGATGGTAGGTGCAGGAACTACACGCAGAGGCGTAATATCGTTGTATGACCCACCGGACTCAATGTAGAACTTTAAGTTAGTGCCCACACCTACTAAGTTGGCTCCGGTCAGTGTGACCCAATTCCACAGCGACCGGCACACACCCTCGTAAGTCTCATCGGAGATGCGAACCCAGCCGCCAATCTTTTCGGGGGTTCCAGAACGGAACCGAATCTTCTCAGACTCATACCATCCACCAGCCGCATTAGTGCCGGAATTTACAGACCCTAAAGCCTCGGATGCGTACCGTGTGTTTTCGCGGTTAACCCCCGGCCTGAATAGAATCTTTTTTAACGGCATTGGCTGTCCTAGGATAAAAACACGGCTCGTTCGTCGATACGACGTTTTTGCAGCCCTTTGAGAATTTTACCCCCCGCCATGCAATACTTCAAGAGTTCTTCTGCTGCACCTTCCATATCGCCGCGCAGCACCTTTTGACGCATGGTTGAACGCTGTAGCGTACCTAACCCAACGTTGAAAGAAAAGGATACCAACGCATCAAACTGTCCTTGAGTAAGAGGAACAGGACAATAAGTAGCCACTCCCTTCTCAAAGCGAGCAAGATCGGCCCTAAGTATTTCATCGACTTCCTCCATGCTGTGCTTGCGCATAGCCTCTGCGGGTGGTGTAAACGCATCCCGCTGGTCTATCTTGAGCTTGCCCTGCTCCGGAAACATGACGTGCCCAACGCCCACAGTCCACAATTTTGCTGGGCATTTATACGGGTTTTGCCTGACCCCCTCGTGGTGGCGGATCATGTGCAGGCACTTCTCTGAGATTTTCATTTACCAAACGCCCGACCACCGAAGTGAAACGCAATGATGGAAGCAAACAGGGCTTGAGTCTCTGTATCCCACAACATTTCTAGCAAGTCGTTAAATGGGACAGACATATAGTATCCATACCAGAAGCCCCCAATATCCACAAAGACTAGCAAGAAGAAGAATCCATACGTAATAACAGGTCTGACACTCGCTCTCAGGTTTTTCATCCATG